GGTGGTGGAGCAACACAAGCAGGCCAATCAGGTTCTGGACCAGGAAATCCTGCAGGACCAGGAGGTGCAGGAGCACCAAACAATATTAATAACTCATGCACAACATACGCAGGTGGTGGTGGAGGTGGTGGATCTAATAACAACTCTGGACCAGGAGTCGGTGGTAATGCTGGAGCTGGTGGTGGAGGAGCTGGTGGAGGAGTACCAGGTGGAGGAGGTGCAGCTGACGCTGGAACTGCAAACACAGGTGGTGGTGGCGGTGGAGCTGGAGGATCTGGTGCACCAAGTCAAACAGGTGCAGCAGGTGGATCAGGTATTGTTATTGTAAGATTTCCAAGTAACGCAACTTTATCAGTAACTCCTGGAGGTTCAACTTCAACTCACCCTGGTGGAGATAAGTTAGCTACATTCACAGCTTCAGGCACATTGACAGTTTCATAATAATTGATATAAGAAAGATATAGAAAGATGAACTTAACGAATTATTATTGGTATTTTCAATCAGCAATCCCAGGACGTATTTGTGATGAAATAGTTAAATACGGAAAATCTATTTCTGATGAAATGGCGGTGACTGGTGGTTTAGGTAATAAAAAATTAAATCAAAAACAAATTAAAGATTTAAAAACAAAAAGAGATTCTAATATTGTTTGGATGAACGATAGGTGGATTTATAAAGAAATACAACCTTATGTTCACAGAGCAAATGAAAACGCAGGTTGGAATTTTCAATGGGATTTTTCTGAGTCTTGTCAGTTTACAAAATATGAAAAAGGACAATTTTATGATTGGCACTGTGATGGTTGGGATAGACCTTATTGGAGAGAAAATCAAAATGATCCTTCTCATGGTAAAATTAGAAAACTATCCGTAACAGTTAGTTTATCAGATCCAAAAGATTATAAAGGTGGAGAACTAGAATTTGATTTTAGAAATATGGATCCAGATAAAAAACCAAATATAAAAAAATGCACTGAGATATTACCAAAAGGATCTTTAGTTGTATTTCCTGGTTTTGTTTGGCATAGAGTATGCCCAGTTAAAAAAGGATCTAGATATAGTTTAGTTATATGGAATTTAGGATGGCCTTATAAATGAGTTATCCAAAACAATTACAATTAGAAGAATATTTTAAATGTCCTATATGGTGGGCAGACGAGCCAAAGTTTGTTAAAAAATTAAATAAAGCATCTGATAAATATATAAAAATATCACAAAAAAATTTAAAAGAATCAATAGATAAACGTAATAAAAAGTTTGGAAATAAGGGGGACATGGGTCATGTATTTCACTCAACAACATTAATAGGTGATCCAAAATTTAAAGAATTACAGGCTTATATTGGTGCAACCGCACATAATCTATTAGTTGAGATGGGTTTTGATTTATCTCAATATCAAGTATTTACCACAGAAATGTGGGTGCAAGAATTTGCAAAACAAGGTGGTGGACATCACACTTTGCACACACATTGGAATGGACACATATCTGGTTTTTATTTTTTAAAAGCATCAGATGCAACATCTATGCCTTTATTTGAAGATCCAAGACCCGGTAACATTATGAATCTTTTACCAGAAAAAGATAAAACAAAAGTTACATATGCAAGTTCACAAATACATTACAAAGTTCAACCAGGTCGTATGATATTTTTTCCATCTTATATGCCACATCAATATATTGTTGATATGGGATATGAACCTTTTAGGTTTATACATTGGAATTGTCAGGCTATACCAAAAAATGTTTTAAATGTCGAAACAAAATAAAGATATAAAAAAAGCTTTTTTACAAACTATATTAACTAGTAACCATAAAAATAATAAAGTTGATTTTATAAAAGAATTAATTAAAAACAAATTTAAATTGAAAGGAAAAAATGTCATTCAAAAAAAATAAATACTCAGTTTTAAAAAATGCAATTAGTAAAGAAATGGCTGATTTCTGTTACGCTTATTTTTTAAATAAAAGAAACGTAGCTAGAGTTTTATTTGATTCGAGATACATATCACCTTTTACGGAGTATTGGGGTATATGGTCTGATGAACAGGTGCCAAACACATACTCACACTATAGTGATCTTGTAATGGAGACACTATTACAAAAAGTAAAACCTGTTATGGAAAAACATACAAAATTAAAATTGTCTGAAACATACTCTTATGCAAGAATATATAAAAAAGGCGATGTGTTAGCTAGACACAAAGATAGATATTCTTGTGAAATATCTACCACATTAAACCTTGGTGGTGACTCATGGCCTATTTATTTAGATCCTACAGGAAAAAAAGGTCAAGCAGGTATTAAAGTAGATCTTAAACCAGGAGACATGTTAATATATTCTGGATGTGATTTAGAACATTGGAGAGAAGAATTTATAGGTAAGGATTGTGGACAAGTATTTTTACACTACAATAAAGCTAATTCTAAAATGGCCAAAGAAAACGCCTTAGATAAAAGACCTTTGATAGGTTTACCTGCATGGTTTAAAGGCATGAAGTTGACTAATTCCACAAAATAGTCTATACAATGGACTGGTAGGGAGAGACACCACCACACCCTCTCCCTGCTTTTAATCTGTTAATTAACTGCAAAATAGGTATAATGGATTATTATGCTACAAAAGATAGGTTTTCTTCCTGGTATCAACAAACAAATTACAGCCACAGGCGCTGAGGGTCAGTGGACAGACTGTGATAATGTTAGGTTTCGTTATGGAACTCCTGAAAAAATAGGGGGTTGGAAGCAATTAGGAGATGATAATTTAACAGGTGCAGGCAGAGGTCTTCATCATTTCGTAAATACTTTAGGTAGAAAGTATGCTATTATAGGCACGAATAGAATTTTATACGCATATTCAGGAGGTGTATTTTACGACATACATCCGATCAAATCTACAACAACGCTTACAAGTGCTTTTAGCACAACTAATGGATCAGCTGAAGTTACAATAACTTTTAGCGGTGATCATGGTATATCTGCACAAGATATCATATTATTAGATAATTTTTCTGCAATTACTAACTCTAATTTTGCAGCTGCAGATTTTAACGATAAAAAATTTATGGTCACAACTGTGCCTAATAGCACAACTATTACAGTGACAATGCCCTCTAATGAGTCAGGATCTGGTGCAACAACATCGGGCGGTATTAGAGTACAACACTATTATCCAGTGGGACCAGCTGTTCAAGCAAAAGGTTTTGGTTGGTCACTAGGATCTTGGGGTGGAGAAGTGGCAGGAGAACCAACAACTACTTTACAAAATGGTATTACTGATACTGCAACAACAGGTATTATATTAGTAGACTCATCACAGTTTCCAACAGCAGGAACAAACTTTATAATTATAGGTAGCGAAGAGATATCCTATACAGGTATTTCATCCACAGGAGAACTTACAGGAGTTACTAGAGAAGTAGCAGGAACAACAAAAGCTGCACATAGCGGCGGTGCAACAATTACAAGTTCTACTAATTTTGTAGCATGGGGTGAGGCAGCATCTGGAGATTTAGTGTTAGAACCTGGTATGTGGTCGTTAGATAACTTTGGTGATAAAGCTATTTGTTTAATTCATGACAGTGCAGTATTTGAATGGAACTCTGCAGCATCAGATGCAACATCTAACAGAGCCATAATTATTACTGGTGCACCAACTGCATCAAGACACATGCTAGTATCTACACCAGATAGACACTTAGTATTTTTTGGAACAGAAACAACTATAGGGACACCTACTACACAAGACGATATGTTTATAAGATTCTCTGATCAGGAGGATATTAATACTTATACACCAACGGCAACCAATACAGCTGGTACACAAAGACTGGCTGACGGATCACAGATCAGAGGAGCAATCAGAGGTAGAGATGCAATCTATGTTTGGACTGATACAGCTTTATTCACACAACGTTTTATTGGTCCGCCATTTACATTTGGTTTTTCTCAAGTTGGAACTAACTGTGGATTAGCTGGACAAAACGCATGTGTAGAAGTTGATGGTTCTGCATACTGGATGTCAGAAAATGGTTTCTTTAGATATGCTGGTAAATTAGAATCATTACCTTGTTTAGTAGAGGACCATGTGTTTGATGATATTAATTTAGAGTCTGGTAATCAAATGGTGTCTGCTGGATTAAATAATTTGTTTGGTGAAGTAATATGGTTTTACCCAACCTCAACATCTTCTGTTGTCAATAGAATGGTTACATATAATTATTTTGACTCTACTCCACAAACC